CCTTGTCCTGATGTTCCAGAACCACCAGCAGCGCCAGCAGAACCACCACCGCCATCACCGCCACCACCTGCTCCGCCAGTTGCAATTGTATTTGTTCCTGTAGCGCCACCGCCACCGCCACCTGCGTATGTTACTGAAGAACCTGATATAGATGAAGCTGTTCCATTACCGCCATTTCCACCCTTAGTGTCATATACTGAATCCGAACCTATAGCGCTTGCTCCGCCACCACCCGCACCAGCATCAACTGTTGGTCCATATTGTCCAACACCTCCAGAATTACCTTGTCCTGATGTTCCAGAACCACCAGCAGCGCCAGCAGAACCACCACCGCCTGAACCGCCAGCAGAACCACCACCAACATAATTACCACCAGCACCGCCGCCTGTAGAAGTAATGCTTGCAAATACAGAATTACCACCATTAGCGGCAGCAGCGCCGCCTGAACCAACGGTAACTGTATAGCTTGAATTAGTATTAATTGATAGTGTGCTAGTTCTAAAACCACCAGCGCCTCCACCGCCACCACGAATAGTGTTACCACCACCGCCACCGCCAGCAACTACTAAATAAGTAGCAGTAACGCTTGAGTCGTTATTAGTAAACGGCAAATAGAACCCATTAGTACCGTAGCTACCACCGTAGGTAATAGGTTGCCATACACCGTAGCTGTTAAATGTACCAAAGCTGTTTGGTGTTAGTGCCTGACCGTCAATGAGGTTAACTTCGGTCATGTAACCGTCAAAATACTCTGATGAGTACCCACCAAGGGTATGCGACACATTTTGGTTTACTTGGTAGTTAGTATTTTGAGTTGGAACAGTTCCGCTAGTCATTACATATTGAACGCTATTTACATACAAACGGATTCTATCAGTAGAACTTCCATTCATTGTTGAAGTTGCAGAGGTTGAATCAAAAGCAACAACAACATGATACCAAGCTGCTGGGTCACGGAATACAGCTGCAGTTTTCCAGCTTGGCGATGAGCCAGCTGTTTGGGCAACTTGCAAAGTATCATCACTACCAAATCCAATAACAAACCAAGATACGGTTGGATAATAAGCTGTAAGTAATTGACCAGTTATTCCTAATTGACCTCTTTTAACCCATGCACTAAATGTCCAAGTTCTTTGATTTCCAGAAACAGTTGGAGTGCGGTTTAGATAAGCAGAATTGCTTTTACGGAAACGCAAAGAGTTGTTAACCAACTTGAGTGGTGTTAAGTATCCGCTTGAGGTAAATGTGTGGATTACATTGCCACCAGAAATTGTTACTGTACCGCCAGCCATTTGCTGAGTAGCGCCAGCGTAGGAGATGATTACGACACCTGAACCGCCATTCCCACCATCTCTAGGGGCAACATCACCGCCACCACCACCGCCTGATCCTGTATTTGCAGTAGCATTTGATCCATTTCCAGTAGAGCCTCCACCATTACCGCCACCAGCTTGTCCTGTACCTGCTGTAGGACTTCCTGTGCCACCTGCACCGCCACCGCCACCGCCAGCGTAAGAAGCAGAAGAACCTGAAATGCTAGAGGATGTTCCATTACCGCCATTACCTCCAACAGCTACTGAACCTGCAACACCTACAGATGAAGAACCACCACCACCGCCACCAGCGTTATTAACTACACTATTGCCGCCAGCGTTACCTTGTCCTGATGTACCTGAAGCACCTGTATTTCCTGATGCTGCTCCGCCAGCGCCACCCCCTGAACCACCTGTAACTCCAGGACCTGATACAGAGGAACCACCACCGCCACCGCCTACGGCAGTAGTTGTAACCATGCTAAATGCAGAATTAGAACCACTAGATCCTGCGGATGAACTAGACGTGCTTCCTGTACCACCAGAACCAACAGTAACTAAATAATTTGAATTGGTATCAATTGTTACGCCAGAGCCAGACAATAAACCACCAGCACCGCCACCACCGCCACGCCCTAAACCACCGCCACCGCCGCCAGCTACGATTAAATAGCTTGCTGACAATGAAGACAATGGGGCTAATGTGCCAGATGTATTGAATGTGTGAATAGTGTTACCGCCACTAGATGTGACTACACCACCACCGAATTGTTGTGCGCCAGCATAGGAAATAATCACTACGCCTGAGCCACCGTTACCACCGTTTGTAGTTGTAACTCCAGCACCACCACCTCCACCACCGCCAAGGTTTGCAGTACCAGCATTAGGTCCACCACCAGCAGCTCCGCCGCCAGAACCGCCAGAACCGTTTGCAATATTCCAACCGCCTCCGCCACCTCCACCAGCATAAGTTACTGATGAACCAGTTATTGAAGATGCAGTACCAGCACCACCGTTACCAGCACCGCCAGAAGTAGCATTTGCTCCAACAGCACTGGAACCGCCACCACCACCACCGCCACGGTTACTACCAGATTCATATCCATTACCACCAGTACTACCTTGAGATGGAGAAGTAGATGGTGTATTACCAGCACCACCAACACCAACACCGTCAGCTCCGCCACCGCCAGAACCACCAGCTACGCCAGCTCCTATGTTTGCGCCAGAACCACCACCGCCACCAGCAGATGTAATTGAATTAAATACTGAACTTGAGCCACTTACTCCTACTGCCGCATTACCACTAGTATCGCCAGCGCCACCAGCGCCTACAGTGACTGTGTAAGATGATGCTGTGCTTAAAGATGTTGTACCTGTTCTATATCCACCAGCGCCTCCGCCACCAGCACGAGTTCCACCACCTCCGCCGCCACCAGCAACAACAAGGTAACTTGCAGAAACAGAAGACAGCCCTGTCCAACCAAAGGCTCCTAGGGCTGCTGCACCAATTTTAGATAAACGTGGCATCTATAAGACCTTAAGCGAATTTGGTTTGCGAGGCTAGGATAGTATAAACGGCAGAGCCTGTCTTGATAATAACGAATGTGTAAGAGTCTATAGAACTTGCATTACCGCTAGTAGGGGCTGTTCCACCTTGCCACTTAACTGTTACACCAGAGCTTGTTCCATCTACAGTAATAGCGCTTAAATAATAAGCAGTTGTGGTATTTGTAGTAACTAGGGTGCAAGACAAGGAATCATTGGTAGTCATTGCGGTATTTAATGTAGTACCAGATGAAAACGCAAAGTTCAATGTCCAGTTGTTAGCATTGTTAGCCGTAATATATTGAACTGCGCCAGTATTAATATAAAAGTTTGTTGTAGCTGTAGGAGCAACTGCAGTAACAGAAGCTGGCTCAATAATATTAATTTCTTTCATAGCGGCAGTAGAAGATGTGCCGTTAAAGGTTTGAGTCGCAGTAAATGTTGTGGCTGTGCCAGGGGCTACATAATCAGTACCAGCAGTAGCGGCAGACAACACACCTGAAGTGCCTTTAATAACACCACTTAAAGCACCAACAGTTAACGCAGACATATAGTTTGTTGCATCTACGATGTCTGTACCAGCACTATTCATTACTAGAATAACTTTTTTGCCGTTTGGTACGGAAACACCAGTCTGACCACTTACCTTAACAGTTACTGCAAAACCGCCAGTAGTGTTGTTATATATAAAATAAAGTTTCTTATTGGCTGGGACTACAAGGCTAGTAGTAGCAAAGGTTAAAGCGCCTGTCATCTCAATAAACATATTCCGTGCCACACCAGTAGCACCGTTAGGAATAGTAATTGTGGTAGTTGCGTTATTACCGTCTGTAATGGCTTGAGTAACTACACCGCTAACCGCCTGTTCAATCAGGGTTCCAAGGTTAGTATTGGTCGTAGATCCCCATGTACCTGACTGATCGCCAGTACCGATAAGCTCTAAGGCTAGGTTGGTTGAGTATGTAGATGCCATAATAAATCCTATATTAAGATGATGCTATTTGCGTCCAATTAGGCGTTGAACTACTATCAATTGCTGCCCAAGGTATTGTGTAAGTAATCGTATCTACTGCAGTTACAGACTCAGTAAGCGGTTGATTCATAGAAGCGAGAGTAGTCATAGACTCTGCTGTTGTAACTGTTTCTGTTATTTCTGGATACCAATTGCCGTTACCTACGTTAGTTTCTAGTGGGGAAACAGTTTCTGTTACCGCTAAAGCCATTGTTAATCCATACACCTGGGTATCGGTTGGTTGAGTCGAAGTACCCCAAACGCCTTGACCCCAAGTGCCAGCGCCCCAGCCCGCAAGGGCTTCAGTAACGGAGACGTTATATGTTGCCATCTTAGCAAGAAGCGGTATAAGTTACGTTTAAAGTATCGCCAGACAGAATCGAACGATTACCAGTACTAAAGTTACCTGCTGAATACAAAGTGCCAGAAGTGCCAGACTTAGTGTTATTACTTACTAAAAACGCACCAGCCACAGTAGCCGTAGCATTAACGTTAAATGTAGCAGCGGCAGCAGCAATAGAACTTGTAGCAGTTGTAGTAAAAGTAGCCGCAGGGCGAGTAGCATTGCTATACGGTACAGTTTCAGACCAACCAGCATGAGAAGCCATTGTGTCAGCTACGCTATATGTAGGGGCAGATGCACCGTCAACTAGACCTAAATACCAAGTTGTAATAGGTGTAGTGCCAGCAAACATAGCGTTAAGTAAAAGGGCTTTACCTACTGTTACAACAGTATTATTAAAAGTGTCTGCCCATTTAACTTGACCATCTGCGCCTACGCAGGTAACTGTATATACGCCAGTAGCATTAGCAGACTCTTGAATCTGATTGCCACATATCAGGGATGCACCAGAATTATCGGTTGCGTTAATTTTTTCAGATTGCATGACTGCTCCTAGCTAAATCGAATAATGGCAGAACTGTAATCCGCCGTTGGAAAAGTAATTGTAAAGCTTGAACTTGCTGTTTTATCACTGCCAAAATCCAGTACCGCTACCGCAGCATTTGTGGTGCTATTATAGATTAAAGCACCCCTACAGGTAAAGCTGGCGCTTGTCCAAGTCACATTATTAAAAGATACATAGGCTGTTTGCCCAGAGGAAGCAGGAACTATTGGAGTAAGCGTTTGGCCCCCTGCCGTATAGCCCGTACCGCTGATTTCATTAGAAGTCGTGTATGTAGTCGTTGCGTAAGATAAGTCCGCATTAGCCGTATATAAAGCAATCTTGTAAACATAGGAAGTTCCAGAAGCAAAGTTTTCCAACCCGCTTAAACAGTTTTGCTTAAATACCGTGCATTGTCCTTGAGCAATTGTCATGCGACTACGCTTCCTCTAAGGTTAGCATTAAGTTTAGTTTGGCCGTCACGATAGGCATCGCCACGCTCAAGACCATCGCCCAACCGTTTAAGGAGCCCCATTGCCTCGTCATAACGCTGTCTATAAACGCCCATAATATCGGGGTCAGACTTCATAAATGTACCTGCTTCAAGCAAAGAACCGTATAAGAGCACAGAATCAAAGTTGTCGCCAAGCCATGTTTGACCAGTAGAAACAGTAGTAATTGATTCTGGGTAATAAAAATAATGAAGTTCTATGCTGTATCCAGAATCTGGAGTAGGGCCAACAATAAAAGACAACTCATTAACTGAAGATGTATTTGGTCCAAACAAAGCGTAATAAGCGGGAGAGCCAGTATCCGTCGGTGTTGGGTATGCTTGACGAATGAAGTTTACGTCTTTGTTTAATAAGTATGTATAGCTACCATCAGCATTAATTAAAGCCATCGAATATGTAGCTAAAAAATCTGTTGGGCAAGCTAAATACTTATTGCTAGCTGTAAGTGTCCCAATAACGTTTTTACGCAACGAGGGAATCTGCACCGTATTGTAAATACGCTGTTCTGCTTCTGAAACAAAGACAGGAATATTATCTTCAAAACCTCCAGTAGAGGTATCATAGTTTTCAGCGTAGGCTTCAATAGCCGCAACAAGTTGAGTATAGTTCATTCGGGTTTACCCTACTAGGCCATTGGCCCACGAGACATTGTGCCTTTAGTAGCCGCACCAAAACCACGCATTTTGACGCCGTCGGTTTTTTCTTTAGATGTGCCATAGCTAACGCCATTAGGTACTGGATCTTTAAGATTAGCGTCTTTAGCGGACTTGGTATAAGCGTACTCACCAGCTTTCATAGGAGCCATACCAGCTTCTACAGAGGCGCCATTAGTTTTATAAACAGACGCATCTTTGTTTTCTTTAGCGTGACCTAAAGGCATTGATGAACTATTTTTAGTAGTTGCTTTTGGAAAATCATTCTTAGCCATATTAACGACCTCTTTGATTAGCGGCACGAGCCATATTTTTACCCATAGCTTTCATGTTCTTATTTAAAGAACTTTTGTTAGACTTTGGACCTTTGTCAATGATTTTTTTGCCGTCGTTAGGCATCACTTGAACTTGTGTTTTACCCTTGCTGGCTACGCCATCTGCTGCTTTTTTGTATCCCATTTTTTACTCCTAAGTTGATATTGTTACTGTACCTACCTGCCCTAATGCTACTAGGTAATTAGGCGTTAATGCTGCATCAAAACTACTTGCCCCACCTACCGGTGCCCAACCCCACTGGAACACCCTACTACCTCCAGATATATTACCTAAAACATCTAAGCCTGATGCTGTATAACTAATATCCGGTCTTGGCTCCCGTACCGCTTGTGGGTCACTAACTGGGTACATACCTAACTGCAACTGCGGCTGGTCTGGATCCCAACATGTGGGGCATACCTTAATATTATATATCTTTGTCTTAAGTACTTGCTTCTTTAGTTCTTTTAGCTTATACCGCTGTCCGCACCTATCGCACTCGGCGATGGAAAACTTACCCGAAGAATATTTACTAGGCATAGCTTACCTTAATAAAACAACTGTCTTGGTACGTATCTATCCGCAGCTTTATCTCTATCCTCTTGTGAAGCCAATAGCCATTGTTGTTCGTATTCAGACTTTAAAAACATCACTCTTTCGGCGGCTACTTCTGGTTTTTTAGCTGCAATCATAAATGCTAAACCAGCCACTAAACACGTAATAAAACGGAAAGGAATGTCTTGCACATTTACACCACTACCAGCATCTTGTAACCTACGCAGTCGCCAGTAAATAAAAGTATAGGGGCCGCCGCCGTCACCTGTAGGCCATACGTTAATATTGGGCAGGTTCTGAATGGATATAGCTGCGCCAGTCGTATGGGCTGCTGCAGTTGTGTTTGCTTGACCACGGAAGCAGTTGAGCAGTTGGTTTCCTGATACGTTTTGATAGCTAATTATCTCAGAGTCAATCTTAATAAACCCTGTTGTAGCTAAACCAACTGTAGAACTGAGCGTAATAGTGGTGTCGGCGGCGGTGATCGTTCCATTTAGCGTAGCGCTAGATGTGTTAGTTTGACCTGTTTGGCGATTAATCCAGACTTGGATAGGGCGCCCGTTTGCATTTTTGTTTGGTATTGTAGAATAAGTTGACTCGGAAATACGGGTAATATTAATATCTATTTGGTTTTGCCCAGTACCAGTACGAATAACGTGGTCTAACAAATCAATAGTATCAGTAGGCAAAGCGTAAATAGCCTGCCCAGTATTAATAGTAATTTGGCCCTGCTCGATAGTCCATAAGTTGATGCCACGATTAGCCCATTCAATTGTTAAAAGGTTTAAAGATCTACGGGCAGTTCGCATGTCATAACCCGAGCGCAGCTCTAGACCGGCGCGTTCATACGCCTCTTCAATTAACTCTGAGAGGTCTAAATTAAAAGCAGCTAAGCCCGAGGTATTTGCCATTACTATTCGCTATCAACTTTAGCTTTAGATTTTTTAGGGGCTGGGGTTTCTTCAACCACAGGGGCTTGAATAGTATCAATTACAGTTTGCTCAAAAAACTGGGTGTTTAAGTCTTCTAAAAACGATGCGTGACCAGCAGCTGCATTTAATACTGATAGCATCGCTTCTGCAGCTTTGTCTTCTAGTTTAAAAGTAATCATTTTTTCTTCCTTTATTTAATTTTTCGATACGGTTTTACTTTTGCTTTTACCTTTTGCGGCTGCGGCACGAATTGCTGCCCCTGTGCTTTTCCTGCTCGTTTTGCCCGTGTTGTTGCTGCGTACTCCTGTGGGCTTAACGCTTGTATTGCTTTTTTTGGCAGGTACCGCTCGCCTGTTTCTGACGACTTCTTCCCTGACTTGGTTGTCCACTTTTGGTCGCCCCAAGCTTTTAAAGAACGTTGTGATTTTGCTAATCCAGTCATTTATATCCACCGCCAGCCGCCTTATATTTTTTAGCTACTAGTTGGGCTTTACGAGCCGACCACTGACCTGCGCCAGTACCTTGTGTTGCAGCTGCTTTAACTTGAGAAACAATACGCTTGCGCATTTCTGGTTTTGTGTAGTTACCAGCAGCATTAACTTTTGATTTGGTTTTACCACCTTTTGCATACATATCAGATGCTTTTAAAGATCCTGGTTTATCCAACAACTTTTTAGCCATAGCCGATGCAGTGCCACCTTTAGTGGTAATAATTGATTTTGGACCCTTACCTACCTTGCCGCCTTTTGCTTTACGGTTTTCTGGTTTAATACCACGAGTAGATTCACGCTGGGCTTCATCATCGGCTTCATCTCTAGCTTGAATTGTGCGGGCAAACGTCTCATCAGCAGATTCTTTTTTCATCCAGTTTTTATCGTAAGATTTTTGTGCCGCAGCAGTTCCAATTGGAGTTTTTGCCCCATACGTTGGTCTACCACTACTATCTTTACTCATAGCAACATGTGAAGCATCTTGCAACGAAACTTTATCTTTTTTAAGACGAAGTCCATTAGGGGTAATTTCTACATCACCGCCCTTTTCAAACTTTTTAACCTTACCGCCTTTTTTATATTCAGTAAAGTCGGTGTCATCCCTGCGAGCTTTTTTCTTCGCACCGGGCATTTTAGAGGGGGTTATATCACCCATTCCACGAGAGGCTCTCATTAGCACATCTTTCCACGGGTTTTACCCTTAGTTGCAATACCGTCGGCTCTGCTAGAAGCAGAAGATACCTTACCACCTTTTTTCATATTTTTAGATATGTCTCGGTTTAGTTTTGGCATACCCATACCTCCGCTACCGCCAGACCCAGAACCACCACGAGCAGCCTCTCTATTTAGGCTAGTGCCTTTTTTATTAGTAAGCTCTTCAATTGCTTTTTGACGCAAGGCTTTTTCTTCGGCTTCTGCAGCAATCATATGTTGGTAGCCTTTAACTTCAGGGCCAATTTTATGTTTTTTGCGGTAAGCTTCTTCTTTAGCATCTACTTCAGCGTTTTGACGAGCTTCCGCTTTAGCTCTTTCCGCTTCTTGTTTACGATATGCTTTAGCAGCAGCCTCATCCGAAAAGTATTCATCATCATAAATAATAAAGCCCTCGTCTTTCCACGAATAGCACAACCGTCTGCTCT